CCAATCTTTCTCACGACACCACGCACCACTTGGGAACTTTTGGGAGTCTGTGTAAGCATCAGGACCCAGTTTAACGACATAAGCCGCAACTGTTGCAAAAGATTCACGGTCACGAACCTGATCAGGTACGATTAAACCGCCTTTTGTTTTTTCGCTAGGATAGTAGGGAATTATGAGTACGCGGTAGCCTGTTGGCTGCGGCAATCTCTCCAGAGAAGACTGCTTCATTTCAGAAGGATCGTCTTCATTTTTATTTTTACCGCCTTTGCCAAAGGCGTTTTCAATTGGCTTAGGAACTGTTGGATTTTCCTTTATGGCCTTTTGCGCTGCTTTAGCAACGTGTTCAGGCACAAACAACTTTTTAGTCATCTGAGTATTCTATACCTTTCATCGCGGCTTTAATTTCATCTTCAACATAGGACATGCCACGTATTTGACCTACAATATACCGATACTCCTCAAGAGTTTGTATCGAACCGTCCGCGAGCTTATCTTTAAGACGAGCATCGCGTTCACGAACGCTTTTTAATAAGTATTGTGCTAAGTTTAATGCATCCATACCACATATAGTATAAAATTATACGGGAAATACAAGTATAAATACCAAAAAGTCAGAAAATTCCTCGGAATATCTGGGGTCTTGCTGTTTTGCTAAACCTACTTAGACTTTTTTGCTGTGGTTTTTTTCTTTGCAACAGCTTTCTTTTTGGCTTTTGGTTTTTCAATCCAAGCTTCATTTTCTTCTGTTTTTGGGTCGTCTTTGATAAAATGCCCATTTTTATTTCTCGCTCTCACCATTTCAACAGGAGTTTCAGATAGCCGTTGGGCTACCTTTTTTTCTTTTTCTTGTTCAGCCATTTTTTGTCTAACAGATGATGTCATGTTATTGCCTTTTCGTTTGTGCGTTTAAATTTGCAATATCTCGTTGCGTTTGTATGCGATCTTCCGCAATCCTAGTTTTGTCTGCCAAAGCAGCTTCTGATACATCAATTCTTTGTTGTGCTGTAAGAACATCATTACGCTCTTGCTCACGCTGAAACTCTTGCTTTGTTTCAAACTCAGCTTGCTTACGTTGCATATCAGCGGCTTTAAGTTGTAGCTCTTGGTTTCTAATATCAACAAGTGGATCAGAAGTTTCCGGTGCCGCAACAGCTTGCGCAAGTTCTTCAGTTAAGTCAGCTATAATTTGAGCTGCTAAAGAATCTATTTGAGGTTTAAACTGCGCCATAGGATCAGGAGCTTGTGCTTGTGGGCCTGCCATCTGAGCTTGTTGTTGCATCATTTCCATTTGCTCTGGTGGAATCTGACTCATAACTTCTTGTTGTGCCTGTGCTTCAGCAAGTAGCCCTATATGCTCCTGTATGTGGCCTTGTAGAGCCATAATAGCATTTGGGTTAAGTTGCATAGCCGGAGTAGCCATAACCGCCATGTGAGCTTCTATGTGCGCCTCATGATCTTGATCTGGAAATGCTTGCAAAGGAGCGCCCTGTAAAGCGTTTTGATTTTCCTTAGAAGGATTAACAGGAGGTGGTGGTGGAGGTGGAGGTGGCAATATGCCATCAATGTTAGTCACGCCAAGAGCTTCGTACATTTTTCTGTACGCAGTATATAGGCCTTGAGGTCCACCGTGTATTTGTGGGTTTGATTGAACCAACTGCAACTCTGTTTGTGCCAACGCAATACGTTGAGACATAGAGAAAATGTTTGGATCAGATACGGGCAATACGTCAACTCTAGCATCAAAGTCTTGAGCAAATATTTCTGGACCCATTTGCATATCTGCTTGATATGGGTACGCAGGAATAGTTTCTGCAAAAATCTTAGATAAAAGCTTAAACTCAATCTTTTGAGAATAATGTAAACGCTTATGGATAGCTGACATAACTTTTGTGCCACGCTCCATAATTGCCATAGTAGTTCCTACAGGCGTATCACCACTCATTTCACCGACTTTCATGTCAGCCATTGAAGCAAACCTACGTCCAGCGTCTACAAGCGTTCCAAGAAGGCTATACAGCGTTCCTGAAGGCTCTTTAAAGGGGAGAGGCATCAAAGAGCCTTGCAGGGTGCCTCCAACCACATCAATGTCGCGGAATTCGCCCGGTTGAAGAGGAGAATCTTCGTCACGAATTCTTGCGCCACGGGCTTTAAAGCCTGCTGGTAAGTTGGAAAGGGTACCTGCGTCTATAAGTTGACGAAGGATAGATGTAGACGCTTGTGCTAAACCGCCTATCATATGCGTTAAGCCTAGACCGTAAAAACCTAGTCCCGGAAGAAACTTGTAATGTACGAAATATTGCTTGGCTCGTTTCATTACATCGTCTTCAGCATAGTTTCTACGAACAGAAAGAACGTCACCAGAATCTTCAAGTATAGTTACTATATATGGTAACTTTAATCCTGTTGGCTCACCATCTGCTCCAAGGTCTTCAAAACCTTCAATATCAAGAGATGTATGAACTTCATATATTGTAAGTTCTTCTGATGGACCTGATGGGTGAACGCCTTGGATGTCATCAATTGACTCCTCAACTTCACTCATAGATGAATCCTCAGCGTCAGAAGGCAAATCAATATCTCGGTAAAAACCTGCAAGCTGAAGCTTTCTAATTTCGTTGGAATCCATAGTTAATCTATGTGTGATACGCGGAGAAGACGTAAGATCAGTTGCACCGTATGGTACAATCATATCTTCTGCGTGAACAAAACTACTAACAGCGCGTTGCTTTAAAGGATCGTTGTAAACTTTTTTAAATGTTGAACCAATAACAGGAAGATAGAATAACATTTGATCTAACTCAGGATCATATTCTTCCATTTCGTAAGTTATCATATAGTTCATGTAATCTTTTACACGCTCTGCTTGCTGAACAAGCATTTGGTTTTGAGCGCCAACAACTTGTGATCTAACAGGACCAGTGGCTGGCAAAAGTTCACGATAAGCTTGAGCTTGAAACTGTGTAACACTTTCAGCAAGTAAAGGATGAATAACGCCAGAAGAGCCAGCAAAAGGCTCAGAACGTTCTTCTGTCTTCATGCCAAGAAACTCAAGACCTTTTTTATACGTGTCTTCCCAGTCTTCACGAGCAGATAAATCGTCTTCAATTGAACCAACAAGATCAGATGAAATTAGGTTTAAATCACCCTCATCCATAATATCTGCTAGGTTTCCACCAAATTCAATTTCTTCTACAGCTTCTTTTTCTTCTTCGTATTCACCAATAACAGCACTGCCATCATCAAACTCTGTAATACCCGGATCAGCAGGTAATTCAGGAACTTCCATCATACGAGTGTTGTCTTCAACTACAGGTTGATCAGGAACTCCACCTGCACCTATTCCTTGCTCAATAGCCATTAGAAAATGTCCTTTTCGTTCCCTTCAAGCGGTTCGTGTATGTCTATGTCGCTAAAGTCGGTAACTGGACCGCCTTTCCCCCATTCACTACAAACGTTTTCCGCTGCACAGGTAAAATCTAGTTTATTGCAGTATCCTACTTGAGAACCTTCGTCCATGCCAATACCATTTTCTATACAGTCTAGCATAGAAGCTCGAATGTCATAATATTTACAAGTTCCACAAATTTGTTTTTTTCTTTCTGAATCATTTTCAGAATGACCATATTCGTATTCCTGTATGGCATTCTCACGATTTTCAGAATTTATTTTAGAATCTTGAGTTGAAAGAGGGCAAGAAAGCTCCTCTTCCTCATCATACATACCATCATCAACAACTTGGTTGACCCCAGATGTAAGCTCATCCATATCAATGTTAATGATGATTTTAGTCATTATTTTACTCCACTAAACTTTTTACCAGTAATAGCTGCACCACATCCACGAGACATACCATTACTTTCTTTTTCAACACTGCCACCGTGACCATACTTTTTAACAGCACCACCGTGCATGTATTTTTCAGCTAGATTAGGGTCCATTTTCTTTTGAACAGCTTCTGGTAACTTAGAAAAACCTTTATACTTTTTATTCATTAGCGCATCCCCTTATACTTTCCGCCACGTCCAGCCATAACGCAACCCATTTTAGATTTTTTCTTTTTGGCTTTTTTCTTTTTAACTGCGCCACCTTTTTTGTATTCCATAACCTTACCACCATTTTTAAATGGACGAGGCTTAGGCTTTGCAGATGTTGTACCTAACATTTTAAGTAACCTTTGAATTTCAGCTTCAGAAAGCGTTTTTCCAGACTCAGTTCCAGCTTCGGCTAGTTCAGATGGACTAAGGCCACTCATATCCTTGCCGTTCAGACGCGAGAACTTCAGTAACATTTTTTTAATATCCATACTAATCTCCTAGTAATATTCACGTTTTTGTTTCTTAAAAGCGATCTCATCTTCATCATCATAGTCAGTTGGCGTGATAATAAAACCACCTTGTCTAAATCGTAGTATAGCCTGAGTCATCGAATCCGCCAAGTCATCATGTTCACCATTTGGAAAAGCGGCACATTCTTCCATAACTTCATCAGAGAAGTTAGTCTCTGGACACCAGACCATGCCACTTTCAAACACAGGCGCACAAGCGTGCATACGAGTAAACTTATCAGCACCACGGCTCGGAGTAAATGGTGTTACTGGTATTCCCATACGTCTTAGTTCTTGCGTCAACGGCATACCACTTGCTTTTTGCTCTATTAAAACCATATCTGGATCATATATTTTATATGATTCTAATGCTTGTTCTTTTAGCTCAGGAAACTCCCAACGTCCTCTTTCAGCGTCTAAAAGTATAATATGTTCCTCACGCGTTTGTTCGTGAGTAAAAATACCCCAAGTTGTTATAGCACTATAGTCAGCTCTATCGCTTTTACTAAACGCAGTATCATAACTTTGTATAATATAGCTGCATGGAGGTGGATCATCTTTTTCCCAGACCTTCCACCACTCGCGCTTAATAATAGCACCTTCTTCAGCAGTGGGGTTCTGCATATACTGAGCGTTCCATTTGGCAACAGGAATAGAGGCTTTAACGCCTTCTAGTTCATCTAAAGCCCAATATTCAGGCCATAATGGATCGCCCGAGGGCATAATAGCAGGGAACTCTACAATCTCCCACTTATCAGCACCTTTTTCACTTTGTTTTGCTAAAACCTTAGCTGTTAGATCACGAATAGACCAACGTGTCATAACAATTATTATGGCACCACCGGGCTGTAAACGCTGTCGAGGACCAGACGTGTACCACTCGTAAATATTATCCAACGCAGTAACGCTCAAAGCATCTTGCTCAGAAACAGGGTCATCAATGATTGCTAAATCAGCACCACGACCAGCTAGAGCGCCGCCAACACCAACAGCGTAATATTCGCCGCCTTTGTTCGTACTCCAACGACCACTTGCTTTCGCATCGCCAGCA